AACCTCCTCCTATTACATCTCCTGTGGTAGCCGTACTCGTATCCACTGTAAAATAAAACCAATTAGTTGTATAATCCGTGTCTCGAGCGGCACTCACATATTTACCTGTAGTAATAGCATAGCCTGCAGCTTTTGCAATATTAGAACCCGCAATTCCATCAAAGGAAGCTGGGTTTGCATATCCTGAAGTAGAAGGGGATCCCCGAAATCTATAAGTACTTCCATTGGTTAATCCATGATTTGGAGAATTAACATTAATAACACTTGATGCTGATGCATAAGTTGTGAATGGATTATTGGGTAATAATTGTGCGACTGCATTTTCTGTTCGAGCGGGTCTTACTTTGCTCAAAGATATAGAATCAGCACTTAAATTTTTTGGTTTTAGTTGAGGTTGTTTAGGTTCGTATTCAGAAACATGAACAAAGGCTCCTGTCCATTCGGTGACCATTTCCTTCCAGGGAAATTGTAAACCCGAACGATCTGAGATAGCTAGTGCGTGTTTTCCTGAAGCATATTTTGGCATTAGATATTTGGATAGTAAGCTTGGGGTGTTATATAAGTACTAGCTGCTGATCCGTCCTCCTGTAAAGCTCTTGCTAATTCATCTTCATATAATAATTTAAAAGCTTGTGTTTTTTCCATTCTATATTTTTGAGATAAATAATAAGCTAGCCCAGAAACCATACAAGGGATAAAGCGATAAGGAACATCGGTAGCATTAGAATAAGTTCCTGCGTCTTGAATTCTTTTAACAAAATAAATGTGTAATGTTTTAGCGGCATTACTTGAATCGGGTGTTGGATAAATAGTCATGGTCACACGATCTGTAAAACGTTGAACCCAATAATTACTAGGAGTGCCTTCCGATTCTTTATTAGAGTAGCCTGAATAAGTAGAACGGTCCACTTTAGTTAAAGCAGCGTCCGATTGAGTATTGGCTCCTATGTTTGTTCGTAAAGAACATTGTTCAATGTCCGAGAAACCTGGAATATAATTAGTAACTGCTACACCATCTGAATGGGTGGCTGCTGTTGTTGAATGAGCGCCTCGCGTTACACCCGTTAATTCTTTACTGCTAAAACCTACATAGGTTATGTCTTCAGTACCAATTCGAATAGTACCTTTATTATTCATTCCTGTAACAGAATCTAAAGTAATCCCACTCGTAGCGCTAGTGCTACTAATAGCTCCATCTAGAGTGGTATTAAGTCCGTTAGATTTTTGTAAAGCTGTCGCGCCAGTCGTTGGCATATCCGAAGGATATCTATAAAAATTAAATTCTTTCTCTCCTTGGGTCAAAGTAAGATTTAAAGTTCCTACTTCCCAATAATGTAATCCTCGGTTACCCCATTCTTGAAAAAGAATGTTGAGTGATCGTCTTGCTGCTCTTAATTGATAACCAGAAACGTTAGGGAATCCTACTCGTTCAAAAGCTTCTTCAACGATATCTGCGATAGTAAATGTTTTACCAAACGTGTAACTGTCTGAAGTAGTGTTAGGCATGAATTACCTCCTAACCGTAAAAGAATGTTACGTCTGCTATAGTTCCTAAAGAACAAGTTGCACTTGTTTTACAATGTAAGCCAGTACCTGGGAACATTACACTATATACAAAAGGTGAAGAAGATCCATTGGGTGTTCCAAAAATCCCAAGTGAAGTGCCATCATCTTCTATATCAATAGTCCCAGCTCCTGCTGTGCAATTTGCAGAGAACCCTAAAATTCTTGCGGGGCCTCCAAAAATAACTTGGTTGGCTACTGTGCTCGTTACTCTTTTTATTTTTACGTCTACTGGATATGTGCTCATAATATTTAATCTCCTAATCTAATAATAGCATCACTAGCATCGGGAGTTGGAAACTGAATCGTAAAGTCCCCCGAAGTCGCTACTTTATCTCCACCAAAATCTAAAACTAAAACCAACATATTTGCTGGAGTCGTACTTGTATTATAGATTGCTGCTCCAAGGGCAGTTAATGTTACATCCGAAAATGTTAAATTATCAAAATCTACAATTGCAGTATTACTTCCAATAACAGTTCCACTATTAGTAGCTAATGTTAAAGCGCTTCCTCCAGTCGTATAACTAGTGCCTGAAGAACTAACTTCATTAGTCGCGCTATAAACGGTTGATGATGTTGTATAAGGTGGACCTAAAGTGGTTACATATAAAGCTAATTTAAAAGTTTGTGCACTCACACCTTGTTCAAAATTATGAGATCCACATAATAACTCAGCTTTAAAAGAGTCTGGTACAATATTTGCCATATAGTTTCCTTTTAATTAGTAATAAATAACTTGTCAATATAAGATGTGAGCTCCCGAAGGAGCTCACATTAATTATTAGTTAGCAGTTAAATTGTTCGCTTGAACGTATTCAACTACAACTCTTGCACTACCAGCTGAAGCAGAATTCGCTATGGTAATACCATAAAGTTCTACATCAGAAGTACCCGTGTTTGTCCACACGTCTACTGCTGCTGGACCCATCACTACTGAAAGTGCTGTTGCACTAACATTCGTTGCTGGACAAATATCAGTAGCATCACCTGAACCATTTCCAATGGAAATAGTAGTGGTGCTTGAAGCTGTAAACAACGATTCAATTATAAGTGTAACACCTATAATTTGACTTTTCGCAGGAATTATAATTCCTAGCGCTGTCGCTGTAGTGGTTGCATGAGTCAGCTCTGTATCTGCTGATTGTGACATGACAACTGATCCAACGTTCTTGACATTTGAGCCAATAGTTGTTCCAGTTGTGTTATAAATATTTCCAGCCTTAATTGGACCAGAAAAGGTTGTTGTGCCCATATTATCCTCCTAGTTTTGATGAACGTAGTCTCTAGGCCGTCGACTATACTCGTCTACGTTCTTTTAAAATTGTATAGTAGCTAATCTATAACCCTTTTTTGAAAAGAGTGCAAGGTATCCTTAGGGAAAAAATTGATTTTTGATAGCGCTTAAGTGGCTATCGAAACTTCAGGCTTGGATGCGTTTATTTTAGTAAGACGCGTGTCTTCTTCAAATTCTCGAGCAATGATCTGCTTTATAACATCCTGGATCTGTTTATTTATCTCGATCATACGAATGTTATGCTTCCCTGACTTCAGATGCTCGTGTTGCCACGCGAGTTCCAAGGACTTTTTCATGTTGTACAGGTCTTCCGTCATTTATAACCTCCTCATAGGTTATCCATTTACCACGGGTAAATCCATCAGATTCGAACTTTACATCATTTTTTCCTAGTTTGTCAAGGATTGATTTCTCGACACTTTCCTTAGTGTCTTCTGCTAGGAGATTAAAATCGGCAAAATAGCCGTCGTGATAAATTTTTACTCGAAAGTTTTTCATATGTTTCTCTATCTTTATAAGCGAAATGAGGCCGTTTTAAGGCGGCCTCACTTCTAATGTTTTCTTTACGCTCCTGGTGAACTAAAGATACCTCTAGGGTCGGATACTCCAAATGAGTATCTTTCTCTAGCTTTGTATCTAACGTTGCCAGTATCGAAGTCGCCTTCCATTGCAGTTGTCAATGGTGCACGATTGAACATTTTCATACCATTCGGTACGTCTGTAATGATATAGAACGCGTCAGTATCAGTTAAAAAGTTATTAACTCTATAACCTTGAGGGATTGCTCCCATACTTACGAGTGCATTGATATCGTTATCAGCTGTTCCCACTCTGCCTTGAGATTTAAATAATCTTTCAGCAATAAATTGCGAATTTGACGGAATTATTAATTTCGTCGGTCTTGCCGCAATTTTAAGTCCTCGCTCGTCAGTCATCGCAGCGATGTCTATAACAGACTGCTCCAATGACGTTTCGTTAAGATCTGCAGCCGTAGTAAGCGTGTTCGCGAACGAACCTGCTACTGTAGGATGGTCTGTAGTAAACAAATAAGAAGCGTCGCCTGTTTTAAAGGTGCCATATCCAGTAATTAATGGATTGACTGCTTTTACTTGTTTCGCATTCGACATAGATCTTGCTAAAGCTTTTGTATAACGAGAAGCGATTCTATCGTAGAGGTTATCTTCGATAGCTTCTTCTGTTATCGCAAATGCTAGAGCGATTGTCTCATTAGTGTAACGTGCTGTAAAAGTTTCTTGAGCTTCGTCATATGATATGCCTTGCCCTTCCGCTTTTACATCGGCGTTCGCAAATCCTGATAACATAACTTCCTCTTCGAAAGCTCTGTCAGAAGATTCTTGAACGTATATTTCAGCATGTTGATTTTCATACCGTTTGTATTCCAGACCAAATAGTGCATTTAGGCCTGGCTCTAGTTCTTTAACTAGTTGTGCTCTTGATATTGCCATTTTCTATATACTCCTATTTATTATGATTGTAATTCAATCAGGTTTGGAACAACTACTACGGAGGCATAAGCAGCAGTAATATCCTGATT